GCCCGAGAGGGACTTGATCTGTTTGATGTGCTCGAGCTCTTTGCGCTTGAACTCGTCGATGAGCTGCTCGCACTTCGGGCGGTCGAAGCGGATGCCCTGGAAGGTCAGATCGATGAGGATCGGGAGGAGTTCGGTCTCGAGGTTGAAGATCGACTCGACTTCGTCCTTCTTGATGAGCGTCTTCAGGTGGTGCCAGAGCTTGAGCGTCAGCGCCGCGTCCTGCTCGGCGTAGTCCCCGACATACATGGCGGGGAGTTTCCAGAGCTCCTTCTTGGCGTGTACGCCGAAGTCGGAGGCGGCGTCCTTCAACCCCTGTTCGGACTTGACCTCCTTGAGGTAGTCGAAGCCGAGTGAGTTAAGCGCGTAGCTATAGCGGTTCTCATCGATCAGCGGGGCGGCGAGCATGGTGTCATAGACGGTACCATTGACCGTGAACCCTGATGCCCGGAGCCAGCCGAGATCGTATGCAGCGTTATGCATAATCTTGTCGCAGGGCAGTTCGAGCACCTTCTTGACCCAGCGTTCGACGATCCGCTTGTCGAGGTTCCCGCCCCCCTGGTGGGCAACGGGGAAGTAGCCCTTCCAGCCATCTACCGCGATCGCGTAGCCGACGATATAGCCATCCTTCCGGGGCCATCCTGGCCCCATCGATTCCATGTGGGGGTCACAGGTTTCGAGGTCGATCGCGATTTCTGCTGCGGCAGAGAGATCGGGGAAGGTAGCAGGCGGCGTCCACTCGGACGGGCGCTGGAACATGGGGACAGTTCTCACAATCTAAAAGCCTTCTGTGCGTTCTTGGGTAAAACGATATGGAGTGCATGCTTGGCGCGGGTCACTCCGACATAAAACAGGCGGTTAAGGTCATCGGCGTTGCGGTCGTATTCCTTCGCAAACTTCGTCGAGAGATCGCTGATGAGCAGGACATTGTCCGCCTCACCGCCCTTGGCGCCGTGGATCGTGGAGAGCTTGATGGGGACTTTGCCCGTGAGCTTCACGCCTCGGCGCAGGAGCGCGACGATGTAGTTTCGCTTGTCCTCAGCGACCTTGGTGAGCGCCTCGTGCCAGATGGCATCGGTGAGGAGGCCGTGGTCCTTGGTCAGCGATTCGTGGGTATACATCGCGTCCATGTTCGCCGCCTTGAGGCCCTTGTGCCCGTGCTTAACGAACTGACCATCGAGGTACTTGTAGATGAGTTTGACCGTCTCGAACGGGACTTCCTGACCCTTGCGCAGCCGTTCCCAGCCGACCACGGCGTGCAGTACGGACTCGGGGATGCTCCGTTGTCCGCCGCGCTCGAAGAGTAGGCCTTGGGATTTGATCCACTCGTGCATGTCCGTGAGCATGTAGTTGGCGGCGGCGAGCACGAGCCACTCGCCTTGGGTGAGGTCGACGTGGTGGAAGTCGTTGTGGAAAATGATAGCTCCGCCTTCGGTGCGGGGCTTCCAGATCTTCGGTTGGCGCTTACGGATGCGGTTGACGACGCGATCGGCAAAGGCGTGGATCTTGGAGGGGACACGATAGGACTGATCGAGGATGCGGATATTGCCCTCGAGGGTGAGGAAGCTATCGACATCGGCTCCCGCCCAGGTGTAGACGGCCTGGTCGTCATCGCCCGCGATATGGGTTCGCTCGGCGCGTTTAATGAGCTCCTGGACAAGCCGCCACTGGAGCTTGGAGAGATCCTGCGCCTCGTCGATGATGAGCGATTTCAGCCGCGGTAATCGATCAGGCTCGTCGACGACGCGCTCGAGGAGGTCGGTGAAGTCAAGAAGACCATGAGAGGCTTTGTAATGTCGGTAGGCTCTGTCAACATACTCGAAATGGAACCACTCGATCGTCATGCCGCTTTCGTTGTAGTGCTTACGCAGATCCTTGCCCTTGATCCGCGCGATATTGATCTCGTTCAGGATCGGATGGTCGGCCTTGATGGCAAACTCCTCGTCTCCCTGCTCAACGGCGAGCTCGATCCCCGCTTCCTTCGCGAACTCTGCGTAGTGCTGCGGCGTCATCATGTCCTTGGAGCCGATGCCGAGACAGCGGTAAGCAAGTGAGTGCAGCGTACGGAACCACGGGAAGTCGAGGTCCGGGTTCAGTTGCGGGAACTTCTGTGTCGCCCGGTCACGGGCCTCGGTCGCGGCTTTGCGGGTAAAGGCGTAGTACCCGATTTGCGTCGGATGGACATCCGCAGCAAGTTCCCGTTCAACGACGGAAAGCAGGTAGGTCGTCTTGCCGGCGCCAGGAGGGCCGAATACTTTCTCGACGCTCATGGTTCCATCGGCGGTGAGGGGAAGTATGGGGCGATCGCAATCATGAACCGCTCGGGCTCTTCCTGGCGCTTGTCGTCCGCGTCGCGATAGTCGTCGTACACGCCGACGACGAGGCTGCCGTGGTCGAGCGCGACATACAGGACGACGAACACCATGCGCTGGTGGTCATTCACCTTCTTGGTCCTCTTTGACCATCGCATTGACCCTCTCCATGTCGCAGGGCCAGACAACGATTGGCGTGGACTTGCCGACGTACCCGCCTTCGATGTTGTAGCTGATGTACTCCAGGGCCTCCTCGTGAGAGAGCCCCGACTGATGCATTAGGATCGCAACAAGGGCGTCGCCGTCGTAAATCAATGTGTCGACACGCTCTGCGCCGCCGTCTTCGTGCTTCTGCCACACGGTTGCGATACCGATCAGTGCTTTGTCGAATCCGTCCATCTTGAGCATTAGAAGGGACTCCTGCTTTTCTTTTGTTCCGGTGTGTCAAACGGTGAGTCTTGTCGCTCAAAGCGCGGGATGCGCCAGCAGCGCACAGCCCGGTTCTTGAGGAAGAGGCTGATCGGCTCGCCGCCGATGTCGCGGATACGCTGCGCAATCTTCGGTGACGAGAGTCCTTTGAAGTTGTTGCGCAGAAGGTGCTGGTTCAGATCCTTCATGCGGAAGTAGGTCTTGCCCTCCTCATCGCTCGTCCATGGGCGGCCGAGCAGAATCTCGTCGCGATCCATCGCCTGCTGGAGATGGGTGCAGAACTCTTCGAGCAGGTCATTGAACTGGCCCGTGACCGTTGTATCTTCGCTCGCGACTGTGATCTGTTCGGTCTCGACCATCTCGGTGAGCAGCCCGTTCAGCAACTGCTCCCAATCCTGCTTGCGCACAGCGGGGGGCAGCACATTCAGCTTCTCCACGCATGCCTTTTGGAAGGCGATCTGGTTAAAGAGGCTTTCGGTGTCGAGCTCAATGCGCTTGCCATTGACATCGAGGAACCACAGCGGGGGTTCGCTTGCGTACTTTGAAAGCGCAGAGAGCTGCGGGGAGTCTGGCCCGTGGGCCCCGATCCCGTGTTTGCGGGTCCTGCACAGCCCACTATTGCAGAAGGCGTTAAGCGGTGCGTCTTTGCACTTGTACTTGTAGTCCTTCTTGCCAAGCTGCTTGATGACGACCTGGAGCTCGTTATTCGGCAGCGGTGGGATGACATACTTGAAGTTGTACTCAAGGATCAGGTTGTCCCAGGTACCGGGATGCGCTTTCTTGAGGTATGTGCCGATCGCGAAGAGCGCGTTGTTCCGTGTGCCTTCAGGCACGCCCTGTGCGCAGATCGCCTGGAGGCATGGGGGGCCGTCCTTGACGGGGGTTTCTGCGGACTTCGGTGCCTCGGGGATCTTCAGCTCTCCGCTCTGCACGAACCTGTCGTACAGCGCGTAGAACTCTTCGAGCGTTGCGGCTTGGCCATCATCGTTGAAGGCATAGCGCATCGTGTCATCGCCCCCGAAATACGGGAGGTTCAGGAAGTTGCCGGTATCGCCGCGTTCGACGAGGATCTCGGCTTGCTTCGGGAAAATCTCGCGACCCGCTTCGCCAAGCAGTGCAGCCGCACCCTTGAGGTACCTCTGCATCTCCGCGGCGGGGATCGGCTCTTTGGTGAAAAGGAATACGTGAGCGCCGCCGGACTTGCTTCGGCAGACGACAAGGGGCAGCTCGAGGCTGCGGATCTTTTTGATCAGCCCAGCATGATCCAGAGGATACTGATCAATATCAATGCATCCCCAAATGCAGGAGTTGTCTGCACGAATAGGGATGATGCCGAGCGAAGGCTCCACGCCTTCAAGATGCTTTTGCCAGAGTTCATCGGTCGGAGGCTTGCGAACGACAACGGCCTTCCCGGCCTGCTTGCCGCTGCTCTTCTCGGTCTCGATTTTGTACGTTCCATAGGCGATATCCAAACCCGTAAAAATCGCCTTGAACCGTGTGATATCGGTCATTTCTGCTTTCTCGAAAGAGGGGGCCTACTAACAATAAGTGGTTGCGGGGAAGCATTGCTTTCGGCCCCCGGGAAACATCAGAACGGAGCCGCACCCGAAGCGGATTCCGCGCCTTCACCTTCGTGCTTCGTCTTCACCTGGCCGGAGCTGACCGACTGGGAGAACGCCTTAGCAATCTGGTAAACACCCTCGTCTTCGACCGTACCGATACGCTCGACTTCCCAGCCGAACCACTTGCCCTTGTCGTTCGACTCGGCCTGCGTGGAGAGGCGGTACAACTGCGAGTACATCGGCGGGGTGAAGAGACCGTTCTTACCCTGCAACTTCACCGACTGCATCATGCTGTTCCACTTGCGGCTCTTCTTGAGCTGCGTGGACTTCATGACGATGAGCGCCGGCGAAGGCACGCCGTTCTCGTCCACGACCATCACATAGTGGTTGGCCGTGTTCTCGATGTAGTTGCCGTTGTCGAGGTAGTCCTTGTTTTCGCCCGGTTCGCGATGCGTGCGCGACAGGATATCGGAGGTCGACGGGTAGATATGGATCGGTGCACCCGATCCGCTTCCACGCGGAGCCCACTCGATGTACTGACGCACATATGCGCACGGAATGACGGAGATGCCCTTCTTGCCGTCGTAGAGCTGCCCCGTCACGCTGTTGTAGATCATGCCGGGAAGGGCCCCGTCGATCTCGCCGACTTCCGGCGACGTGTTCGTGAGCAGGCGCAGGAACGGCAGGGCGAAATCGTCCTGGTTCATGCCAGCAAAACTGCTGCTGGCATCCTCCTCAAACGCGGTGGCGATGGCCAGAGCGGTGCCCTGGGTCTTCTCTGCAAGTGCTGATTTAGCCATTTGTATTGATCCTTGGTTAATTAAGATTTGATCGTCGCTTTTTTGCCGATGAAGGCGCCAAACAGTTCCGTGGGGAACTCCTGGCCACGCTCCACCCGCTCCTTGACCCAGGCCTTGAGGGTCTGGGGTTCTATCTTCTCGGACTGGTCAGCCGGATAGCCTTGCTGCCCGAGTAGATTCAGTAAACGAGCACAGAGCTCGTCTTCGCCGCGGCCGAATCGGACGCTGACGGTGTTCTTGATGATATCGTCAAAGCCGTGGTCCCTGAGCCATTGGAAGGCTTCGGCGCGTCGGGCTTCGCTGATGGAGGCACTGTAGAAGGGCTTGATGTCGATTGAGCTGCCATCGTCCATGCGGAACGATGTCATCCCAAGCTCGGCAAGCGCCTCTGGCAGGGCTTCCTCGGTGATCTTACGGAACTGGGATTTCAGCTCTTTGAGCGTGTCCTCCTGGTCCGTGATCTCCTTCTCGATCTGCTTGGCGCGACGCGCCAGAGCCGAGATTCCCGATAACTGGTCGTTTCCGACTTTCAGTGCATCGGCTTCGTTTTCAAACAAGCTCGTAAGGTTCATCATGTTCTCCTTTCTTGTAAAGATCCACCTCGAGCGGGATGTAGCGGCGTTCCCGCTTGTCCCACTTAAGGCACTTGAAGCGACCGTTGTTCCTGGACGCCGCGACAGCACAACAGATGCCTATTGCTGACGGGTCACCAATGAGGAGCAAGTAGTCCGCATCGGTGAACTTGTCGAGCTTCCGCTGGATCCGACGCACGGTCGGCATCACGGAAAAGGCTATCTGTGCATTGGGCGGCAGGATGGTCTCAATCTGGCCGTAATCGAGAGCACTTGCAATGTTGTGCTGCAAAGTCTCGGAAACGACATACACCGTAGGCACCATTTTTCTCCTTTCTCAAAACTCGAAGCTAGTGTAGACTCGCGCTTCAGGGATTGCAAGCCCTGTTAGAAAGCGAGAGGAACATGAGTCAATTCTTACAGACATATCGGTTTAAAAACAAGCCTTTTGTACACCAGGCGGCGTACCTACAACGCTTTTGGGATCATCAGGTTGCGGCATTGTTTGCAGACATGGGCACTGGAAAGAGCTTCATGTTGATCAACAACATAGCGATGTTGTATGACCTGGGCCGTATCAATGCGGCATTGATCGTAGCGCCGAAGGGGGTCTACCGCAACTGGGTGGACACCGAAGTCCCAAAGCACATGCCAGAGCATGTGGTGTACCGCATGGCGCTGTGGTCAGCAACGCCACGCAAGGCAGAACAGGAAGCCCTCGACAACCTGTTCGAGATCACCGAGGACTTGAAGCTCCTTATGATGAACATCGAGGCGTTCTCAACGCCGCGCGGCACGAAGTTTGCTCAAAGATTTCTGTTCGTACACAACGCGATGATGGCGATCGATGAGTCGACGACGATCAAGACGCCGAACAGCAAACGCAGCAAAAACACTGAAAAAACAGGCAAAATGGCGAAGTATCGTCGCATCATGACGGGCTCGCCGGTGACGAAATCACCGCTTGATCTGTACCAGCAGTGCGCGTTCTTGTCTGATGCGTGTCTTGACTCCCCGTCCTACTACGCGTTCCAAGCGCGCTACGCCGTGACAGTGGAGCGTCGGCTTGCGAGCCATAGTTTCAAACAGATCGTTGGCTATCGTAAGCTCGATGAGCTTAAAGAAAAGCTGGATCGGTTCAGCTTCCGCGTCAAGAAGGAGGAATGCCTAGACTTGCCGGACAAGCTCTATGTCAAGCGCGAAGTGGATCTCACGGATCAGCAGAAAGAAGCGTACAACCAGATGAAGACGCTGGCGCTCGCGCAGTTTGACCAAGGGCTGATGTCTACGGTGAATGCGTTGACGCAGTTGATGCGCTTGCATCAGATCGTCTGTGGTCATGTGAAGCTGGACAATGGCACGCTGATGTCAATCCCAAACAAGCGGGTCGAGGAACTCTTGTCCGTCGTCGAAGAGACGGACGGCAAGATGATCATTTGGGCCACTTACCGTCATGACATCATCGCCATCAAGACCGCCCTCCAGGCTCAGTACGGCATGGAGAGCGTTGGGACGTACTTTGGCGACACGGACGATGACGAGCGCCGGCGGGTCGTTGCGGACTTCCAGGATCCAGAGAGCAAACTGCGCTTTTTCGTGGGAAACCCCAGCACCGGAGGCTACGGCCTGACCCTTACGGCGGCGAGCGTGGTCGTTTACTACAGCAATAGCTTCGATCTCGAGAAGCGGTTGCAGTCGGAGGACCGTGCGCACCGCATCGGTCAGCGTAAGAATGTGACATATATAGACCTAATTACACCCAAAACGGTCGACGAGAAGATCGTCAAGGCGCTGCGTGACAAGATCGACATCTCGACCCAAGTGCTTGGAGAGGACATCAAGAAATGGTTGATCTAATCCCGATCAGAAGGCTCTACAAATACGAAAGACTTGAGCGTATCGACTCCCCGGAAGGCCGGCGATACCTGGATGGTAATGCGGTTGCATTGCCGAGCGTGACCACGATCCTCTCCGGCACGAAGGACAAAGCTGGCCTTGACGCGTGGGCCGCGAGGGTTGGTGAGACCGAAGCGAACCGGATCCGTAACGAAGCGGCCACGGTCGGTACGCATATGCACAATGTGATTGAGCGCATGGTGGCGTACCGGGATCTGCCGAGGCCGACGAATTGGCTCATGCTCAAGGGCTATGAGATGGGGTACAGGCTCGTAAACGAGTACTTTCGCAACCTGAACGAGATTTGGGGCTCGGAAGTTAGCTTGCATTACCCCGGGAAATACGCGGGAACAACGGATTTGGTCGGGGTGTACCGTGATAACCCATCAATCATCGACTTCAAGCAGTCACTGAAGCCTAAGAAGCATGAGTGGATCCAGGACTACTTCCACCAGCTCGCGGCGTACGCATTAGCCCATGACTTCATACACGGCACCAAAATCAATCACGGATACGTGCTGATCGCCCTGCAATCAGGCGGCACTCAAGAGTTCAGCACGAGCGGCGCGGAGTTTGATCGCTACAAGGATGAATGGCTAAAGCGCGTGGAAGCGTTTAGCCAGGCATCGGCGGAGCCCCGCCCTGCATCGCAGCCGCCCCAGTAATCGCATCGTTCGGGAATAGCTGCTGGAGCATCATCCGGCTCTGAGAGGTCGGCGGAGCCCCGCCGCCTCCACCAGCCGGGGGCGCGCCACCCGTCGGGGGAGTCATGCCAGGCACCCCACGGGTCGTGGGAGCTGGCGGCGCTGTGCGAATACGACGGGCCTCATCGCGACGGCGCTGGATATCTTCTTGGCGCTGCTCAGTGATGTTCAGCGCAGGGATCACGGCACGCTGGCCGGTGCTTACGAGGATGCCGGCGGCGTTTAGCTGCTCCTGTACATCACGCAAGAACGCAAGTTTCTCTTGATCCGTGCGGCCTTTGCGCAGGAGCGCGGCCATGAGCTTCGGATCGGCGGCCGCTTCACGAAGGCCCGCGAGGGCATTGAGTCGTGGCATTTGGTTAAAGAGCTGCTGCGCCGTGTTCGACACGGCACTGGCCGCAGCAAGCGAGCCAGGTCCAGATGGGATCGCAGCCGAGCTGCCATGCAGCGCGAGCCAACGCACGGCAAACACCTCGAGAGGGTTGCCGCCAGCGAGCACATTCTCGATAAAGAGCCGATTGGTCTTGGCGTCATCAATGCGGCGTATTGTCCCAAGTATGCGACGGATGTTTTTCACCTCATCGCTCGTCATGAGCCCCTGCGTACGCAGCATGTTGATGATTGACGGTTGGCCCGGAGCAAGGGGCTTGAAGAGGTTGTCGTCAAACGCCTTAACGCTGAACTGATTGCCCGTGCCGCCGGACTTGGTGTACGCCCACTCGAGGATGGATGACTTCAGGCCATCGAGCGCAGCTCGTGGCGTCTGTGATGTGTTAGCAACCGCAATCAGCCGACGAAGATCCGTTACCGGGGTGCGACTAGCAAGGATATCCGAAACCGCAGCCGTTGGATTTTCGCCACCGGCGAGCACTAGCGAGAAGTCTTGTTGGTTGCGCAACTGACGGGCAGCCGCACTCTTTGGATCGTCCAACGCAGCAAATGCATTCTCTGCATCTAGTGCAGTCTTAAGGTCGTTCTTCAGCGAACCGAACTTGTTCAGTGTCGCTTCGTTGCGCGCCATCCAGTTAGCAAGCGCTTGAGCGTTTACGCGGCCGGTTTGTGGGTTGACGATCGTCGGATCCGTCATCGCAAGACGAAGCACGCGATCCATCGCATCGGTGACAGAGACAACGCGCTTTTGCGAAAGCTCTGCCATCGGGCGGACTGCATCAAGCTGCTGCTGGACAATGCCGATCTGTCGAGCAGGAGCCTTTGCCGCACGAAGCTGTGCGAGCTGCTGGGTGAGCGCATCAAACTGCTGTGAGAAGAAGCCCACGGCGTCTTCTACCTGTTCCATGCGAGCGTAGGTCAGGTCACTGTCGCGACCGAACATGCGACTGACCAACAGCTCAGGCGGGATACGCTCCGCACCGGCCTTGGTCACCGCCGTGATATCGCGCGCATAGCTGCGGGTGAAGTTGTCGTTAAGTGACTTAGAAAACTGACGGGCGCGATCGTAGGCTGTCGTATTGAGCTGCGAGAAGTCATCGAGGATCGACTCCGCCAGCATGCCGTACATGCGAGCGTCCGTCGGAGAGCGCTGGTTCTTGCTCGAAGCAGAGTCCCTGGCCCACCCGAGAAGATCACTACGAATACGGATTAACTCGTCGACATCCGTCTTGTTTCCAAGCGGCTGATAAATAGGCTTGCCACCGCGACCGCGACGGACCCCGCCGATCAAGTACTCATCCGGCACACGGCCTGTCTCCAAGTACTCTGGAGTACGCATGCCGCGCTTATATGAGGCAATGGCCGTCTCATTGACACCAAGCCGCCCCATGATCGAACGCAATTCGGCAGGCAGCGCCAGATAACGCTCCGGGGTCATGTTCGAGGCAACATCAAGGAATGAGGTCAGGGTCTTCTTCGGCAAAACCTGGCGCGGTACGATCTGGCCCTTCTGCACCTTAGTGCTCTGCTGATAGGCCTGTCGCCACAAGAGCTTTTCGTAGTCACGCGCTTCGTTCAGCGCTTCTTCGACATTGTTTTTGATGGTAGCGCCAATTAACTGGCGGTTTGCTGGGTTATCTCGGCTGATGCGAGATACGGCCTCTCCTGCGGTGCGCTCGGCTGCACCGATACGACCGAGAATCATCGAATCGTAAAGCTGAGCCTGCATTTCCGCAGCCGTGCGCAAGGCCACGGGGCTGCCGATGTTACTAAGTGCCCCGATCAGGGCCTGCTGCGCGCGCAGCGCGGATCTTGCCTGATCGGTGCTCTTGGCACGGAACGACGCATCGCCACGGGCAAGGCTCTCTTCGAGGAGAGCAAGCCCCGGGTCGCCTGTCGCTTGAGCCGCGGTCGGTCGTGCGTCAGGCGGGAAGTCTGCCTCAAGCTGACGAATGAGGTTCTTGTAGTAGCGCTCGCGCAAAACCTGAGCTTGCGCAAGCGCATCGGGGGTACCGAGTTCCTCAAGCTCCTTGATGGGTGCTGATTCCTTCAGCACATTGTCAAGAATGCTGTAGAGACGATTGGCACGCGCTGTATCTACCGCAGAATCACTGAACTTCTGCGAGATTATGTTTTTAACGACATTGTAGCCGGTCGTAGCGCTGTTAAGCAGAAACCGACCGGGAGTGAACACACTTGCGCCAAACTCAGAACCGAAGCGAACGCCCGCATCCCCAGGGTAGAACGCTTCAGCGGCACCGCCTGCTGTGCCTGCTGCGCCCGCGGTCAGTGCCTCTGCGCCAAGGTAGGTTTTTGGGTTGCGACGAGCGAGCTGGACTGAGTAATCGATGATCTTGTAGATGCGCGAGCCTGGGCCATTTGCAATACCGAGGGCCGACGGTGCCGTCATCAGTAGCGTGGTCGGAGCCGAGGCCAGGATGCCGCCTGCCGTGATCGCGCCTTCGCGATATGGGACGAGATCTTCGCGCGGCGGAGCAGGGAAGAAATCTGCAAGCGTATCGCCAAGCGCATAGCTGACCCCATACGCGCCTGCGGCAGCAACAAGAGGAAGCACTTGCGCCCCGGGCGCCGTCGCAGCGATAGGTAGCGTCTTTGTAAATGCCAACGCAGCCGCGGCAGCAGGAGTGCCGTAGCGCACTGCACCTTCAGCCATGCCAAGGCCGACTTGACCCGCTTTTTCGCCAACAGTGGGAGCAATGGAAACCAAAGAAGAGGGCAGTGGCGGCACATCCTCCCGAAGCGGATCCATGATCACGCCCATCAATGAGTCAGTGCCTGGTTCAGTGACTGGAACCAGACTCGGGGGCAACTGCGAAGCAGAAGGAGTAGCAGGCCCTTGGTCCGTGGTCGGTGCAGCCTGATCCCCCTCTCGTCCATCAAAACGAATAACGCGGTCGCCTATCGTAATTTCAGAGATACCCGATGACTCGGGAGGAGGGGCAGAAGCTAGCCGAATGTCTCCGAGTCGAGAGAACAATGCCTGCCGCCTGTCTTCGGGGAGGTTGTTGAAAGTCTCCGCATTCATCGCGAACTGCGGATCAAGGCCCAGGCTGGACATGTATCCGCGCACAGCGGACACATCTTCCGGCGACATATCCTCAAAACGAAAACTGCCAGGCGTTGCCATGCTTATCGGTTCCTAGTTCTTGCCGGAGTCACACCCATCCACAGGACCTCTGTATCAGGTGGAAGTCTAGCAATTTCTTCCTCACTGTAGACGGCCGGCGGCAGGCCAAGATTGGATTTTACGCGTTCAAGCACTTTGACCTTTTTACGCGCGTCGGCCACTTGGTCTGGAGCCAAAGTGGATCCAACAGTGCCCGGGGAGGTGTCTGCCTTTGCACGATTGTCAGCAAGTGCCTGATCGATCAGCGTCGACAACGCAATAAGCTGCGTGCCATAAGCTTCGGGATCCTTAAGAAGCGCCGGCTTCAACTGCAACACGCCTTGCAGCATACGCTGCTCGGTGACGCTGTTTTGTGCGCTCTTCAAGAACGCCTCGACGACCTCTTCCGTCACGAGATTGGCTTGCGAACGAGCAAGTGTGATTTCTCGCATTGGATCGCCAAGGCCCGGAATCTGCGAAATGCCTGCGTAAACGGAAGCAAACGGACCAGCAATCTTCGAGCGATCGCGCCATAGTGACACGGGAGCAGCAAAGGCTTCTTCGCGTGACAAGTATGTTGGCTCGTCGACCGGACGATCCGCTGGGCGTGCAGTACCGGCTTCTGTCGGCTTACGCCCGCCCTCATTCAGCAGCGGAGCAGGAGTTTCTGTCTGAACATTCTCCCGTTCGGGGGCCGTGGTTCCCGCAGGCGCGTCACGCGGTAGCGTTATCGTAGTGCCTACAGGCGCCCCGCCCTTGTTACGTAGGTTTTGCGCTTCCATTACAAAGCTCGGGAGTTTATTGCCAGGAAGTTCCTGGAAACCGCTTGGCTGTCTTGTGACCGGATCCACAACCGCCTGATAGCGAGGCTGCGTATAGCTGCTAATCGCCGCAGCGACCCTGTTGGTTTCCTGGGGCGTGGTCTGACCAGAGGCAAAACGATCCAAGAGCCCTGGCTCGAGGAAGGTATTCATTTCCCACTGGCTACGCGAGCCCGTGGCAGGCGTCGGCTTGTCTGCCGCAGCGCGTGCTCTGGCATCGGCCGTCAAAACGGTGTTAAGAATAGAACGCTGCTCGGTCATCAACTTCGCGTTGAGGTTTTGGATCTCATCCCGATCCTTCTCGCCCGCCTGGAGCGCCAAGAGGCGCAACTGACGCTTCGTGTCCTCAATATCCGAAACGCGCTTCTGCACGGCCGCAGGCAGATTGCTGAACGCGCCTGCAAGACGCGCCATGGGCGAACCACGAAGGGCTTCGCCCCGCGGGCCGCGGTTAGCAGCGAAGTTAAGGGCAGCCCCCGCAATGTCAAAAAGCAGTCCAGACTGCGAAGCCGACTTATCCGAGCCCAAAAGGCGCTCATACTCCGGCAACCGGCCCTGCATGGCCGATTCCAGTGTCGGAACGGCCACGGGCTGCTGTTCCAGCGTGCGGGCCGCCTGCCTCTGCGCAAAATCCACCAGCTCCGGCGAATACAGCAAGTTCGCCGCAGAAGTGCGGTCCTCGGGAAGGTCTTCCTCATCCATCTGGGTCACGCCTTCCGGGGTTGACCCATCCCTAAAACGCTGGACAAGCCCACCCTGGTTCATCTGGATCGGCGGCATGCCTTCCGGCGGAATCGGCTGTCCATCAGGCCCAATCATCGGGCCAGCGCCCGGGGGAGGCCCCTCGGGCGGCGGGCCGCCCGGCGCCATGCCGCCCCCGGGGGGAGGGCCGGCAGCAGCAAGAAGCGCGGCCATATCACCGCCGGCAGGCGGCGGGGGTCCACCAGGAGGAAGGGGTGGCGCCCCGGGAGGCGGAACTCCCATATCTCCCCCCGAGGGCGGCGGCATCGGAGCTTGTGGCCCTTGGGCCATGTCACTTGATTGTGGCAACGCGCCCAGTCCGCCCTGCTGCGCGAGCACGGGCTGGAGCATGGCGAGAACAGTGTCAGGGGTTTCGGCTGCGGCCTCGTAACCGACGAGATCGGCGAGCTCCTCACGGCGCGCATCAACCGATCGCATGTCGCCGCGAAGATTGTTCATGAGGATTTCGGGCGAGTCCGGGCGGCGGTTAAGCACGCGTGCCGCGGATGCCTCTTCGGAGCCTTCCTCCTCTTCGAGTTCGGCCTCTTCCTCGCCCATTTGGTCGAGGAACCCTTGCATGATTCCGACGTTCTCGACGTCCATCATTTCATTTTTCATGTATGCCTCAATCCCTTAACCGAAAAGTCCGGCCCTTGACGCACCTGCCGCTGCCGTCAACCCCGCAAGGCCAATGCCTGCGGCCTGTTGGAACGGGCTCGCCGAAGGCTGGCTGACCGCCGTCGTCGCCATCTGCGTGGACGGTGCCCCGCGATAGATATCCGAGAGGAACCCGAGCTGCTGGTACGGAGCGTAAAGCCTCTGCATCTGCGTCGCACGCTGCGCATCGAGCCCCTGCTGGTTGAACGCCTGCTGCGCCTGTCCGGTGTTGTAGAGGAAGTTGATATCCGACTGCTGCATGCCCTGCGCCGCCTGGCCGATGCCGAGCTGGTTGATGGCTTGCTGCCCATACTGCTGGCCCAACGCGCCAAGTCCCGTCGCCATCTGCTGACCGATTCCGAACTGCTGGCCTGCGAGTGCGCCCACGCCCTGCGCAATGTTCTGGAACTGCCCCGACTGCTGGCCGTAGATGCCGGCAAGTGCCTGCGCCGCAGCCGTACGATTCGCGCCTTGCTGCATGAGCAGATTTGAGATGTTCTGCTGCATTCCAGACTCTTGGCCCGCGATCGCCGCCTGCTGCGAGGCGAGATTGCCGTAGCCCTGTGCCGCCTGCTGGTAAAGACCGGCAGCGGACTGACCAAGACGCGCCTGCTCCACGCCCAACTGCCCAAGGCCCTGCCCCGCAGCGATCTGCTGCTGCGAGAGGTTGCCATAAAGACCGGCTGCCGCTTGTCCGAGCTGCGCCTGTTGCGCCGCCTGTTGTCCTGCGGTCTGCCCGATATTGGCAATCTGGCCAGCAGCCGCTTGTTCTGCCCCCGCACGCTGCGCTTCGAGCGAGCCAAGGGCCTGGCCTGCCTGAAGGCCTAGCTGACCTGTTGCCTGGCCACCTTGAAGGGCACGCTGCTGCTGTTGCTCAAAGGACGCCATCGCATTGGCTTGCGCTTGCGAGTACCCCTGGGAGAGGAGGTTTGCAATCGAGCCTGCCTTCTGCTCGAGCAACCCGCGCTGCAATTCGGCGCGCTGCACGCCTTCTCGTTCGCTGCCGAAAGCCCCAGAACGAACGGCTTGAGCAGAAGCGCCCTGCTGCGCAATCGCACCCTGGCGCTCGATTTGCCGCATCGTCTCGTCGATAACTTGCTGACGATACGGATCCATGAAGGACTGAGCACGCGACGGATCGTAGCCTTGCGTACCGGCAGAAATCCCACCGATCCCGCGCTCAAGCCCTTGTCCGATAGCGCCTTGCGCCCCAGCCATCTGCGGCACACCCGCCGCCCCCGCCGCACGCTGTGCGGCGTTCATCAAGAGCTGCTGCGAACCCGAGAAGTCCGCCCCGGCGGACATCGCAGCCATGCGCTGCGCGTCCGAAAGACCACCCAGGCCCTGTGCCATAGTAGCCGTGGCCGGAGTCAGGTCCGCCTGCGAAGAACGGGCGGCCATGTTTTGCGCAGTGGCTAGCGCATTAACGCCAGTGCCGATGTCCTGATAGGCCGGATTCAGGCGGCCAGTAACATCTGCCTGTAGCGCACGCTGCCCGGCCAGATCCATGTAGCCAAGGCCCGTGTTGATCTGGCCAATACCGCCCCCCATACCGGCAGCGGCAGCGCCCGCCTGACGCATGGCGGCCTGGGCATCGGTGAACTGCCCACGAGTGTCTGCGCCACGGAGGATATCGCCCGCTTCACGGGTCGTGGTCATCGCTCCTGCGAGGCCCTGGTTCGCGGCCGTTACATACGGCGAGAACGCGCCGACGCCCTGCTGCTCCGCAGCACGCATCGCGGCGATCTGAGCCGGAGAAAACCCAGCGACCTGATAGCCCGGAAGCTGGTCAGCAAACCCCTGCTGCGCGGCGAGGTCCCTCGCCTGCTTCATAAGGTCAAGCTTATAGGCTTCGATCTCCGGGGCTTCCCGGACGATCTGTTGCTGGGCGGATGTATCTGTTGCCATATTACTTACCCTTTACCTTGCCGCCTTCCAGCATCTTCATGAGTTTATACATCCGACGCGCGCCTTTGCGACGGCTGCCGTGGCCCGCGTTGCGTACGGCTTTGGCCGTGAACACGAACTCACCGTCCGACAGCATCGCCGGGATTGAATCCGATGTTCCCGTGCCGGGGCCGTTAATCGGCCCTGTTTTACGCGGGAACTTCGTCGGCTGGCCGCCGTTGCGCAGTCCTTGTACGCCCATAATCCCTCGCTGATTAAGTGCCTGTACGGCCATTCCGGCCTGCTGCGCAGCTTGCGGGCCAGCAAAAAGCATCGCCTCGGTCTGCGCAACAGTGACAGGATTACTCGCCGCAGCACGAATCGCGTTATTCACCGCACCACCTTGCGCATAGCCGGGGGGACGACCTGGCTGCTGTACGGGGTTACCGTAAAGAAGCGGCACGCCATAAAGCCCCGAGACATTGTACGGCTGCGGAACTCCGCCCGGCATATTAGTTACCGCGCCCGGAGGCGGCATATATGTCGGTGTCGGCGAGAGCGGCAGCGTCGAAACCGTCGACGGAGTCGAAGGTCCGGGGGCCGTGGCCCCTGCTCCGATCTGCCCGAGCCCATAAGAGGGCGTTGCGACAACCGGATTGTACGGCTGGAGCGTGGTCGGCTGAACTGCGTTCTTGAAAAGTTCCGGGTTGTCGCGGATGTAGTCTTCGCCCGTGTAGTTACGATCGAAGAGTGGGTTCTCCTCCGACTTCCCTGCCTTAAATCCGCCGGCAAGGCCCGTGACGGTGAGCGCCGTGGCGATGCCAGGGACATATTTGCCAAGGGCGGTTTTAGCATCTGGATTGACAAGAAACGCGTTCTTAAAGGCGTCGTATGTCGGCGTCTCGCCACCCGGGGCAAGGGATTTAAAGTAACTCCCCACGCGTCCCATAGCGGTAGTCGGCGCAGTGGTCGGCATTGCGGTTGCAGTCTGCATAGCCGGGCTCGACGCAACAAACCGCGGACTGGCACCAGCGCCCTCGATATCAAGACCCCCGATGTCATATGTCGTTCTGGCAGGGCGATATTCAATTGCGGAGGTCGCGCCCGGAGCGGGCGCTGTTTCATATGGTCCGCTAGCGACCCCTTCCATCGCCTGTGGATTGGGCGTATCAGCCCCGCCTGGAACCATGTCGTAGGCTTGCCCAGCTTGCGTCCGCATGGGAACTCTTTTCCCGGTGACACTGACCTCTTGAAGCTGGTCAGCTCCCGGGGGCTTATAGGACATGCCCGCCATGATGCCTGACTGAAGGCCCAGCCCAAGGGCCTCCTGCGTGCCCATACCCGCGAGTTTGCCGATGCCCGCGGCCGTGACGCCCGCACCAATGCCCTGCGCAAGCTTACCCCCCTCGGTAACCCCAGGGATATTGCCCGCAACCTTGGCAATGCTCGAAACCGGATTGACCCCGGCCACCGTGCCGCCTGCACCAAAGTAACTGGTCGCGGCGTTGATCAAGAGGCTCTTGGCGTTGATCTTTTCGCCCGCCATCGCCGACACAGCAGCTCCCGCTGCCGTCGAAGCTAATGCCGTGCTGGCGGCGGCTGCGGTCGTCGACAAGGCTACGCCCGCCGCCGTGCCCGTTGCCGCTCCGACTACGCTCGCCGCTGCTGGGCCGAGGACCGCAGCAAGGGCTACCGTCGCAATGATACGGACGATGGGGTTCTTAAGGAGCTTCTTGACCGTCTTCTTGATGCCCTTGAAGAGCTTCTTCAAGAAGAACTCAGGCAGCCCCGTTTCCGGGTTAATCGTGCCCGAACCGCCCATGGACTTGAGCAGCCGCGCCTCGGACGGCGTGATATGGGCCAGGATCGAGTCGCCATTACGGCCCTTGGAGGCAAGGTACTTAGCCATGTCGGCTAGTCCACCCTCGGCCATGGCCATGGGCGCCATGCCCTCGACGACCGGAGCCATCTCCATCGGGGCCTGGGCGCCTTGGACTCCGGCAGCCTGGTACTCGTTCAGGGCCATGATGGCCATGCCGAGATACGCCGGATCGTAGGCTTCCGGCAGGTCATCATCGTCCATCAGGCCCATTTCGATCAGCCGCTGGCGGATCTGCGGGTACTCGTCAGGCTTCTGGGACATGTACTCGAGGAGCTCGAGTAACGAACTAAGCTCGGTCGGGCTGAGATCGAGCTCGTCGATGCTTTCCCTGACCGCCTGGCGGACGGCCTCGGCCTGCGCCGGATCGTTGCTCGATGCCCCCAGCGCCGTTAGCGCGGCATCGTAGGTGTCCGCGCTGGAGACGTATACCGGCGGGGTTGCGGGCCCTTGGTTTTGCATGGCCTGCCCTTCGGGCAAGCTCATGATGCCTTCATTTTCCATAGGTGTCCTTTCCAGTTTGAGCCGAAGACCCAACAAGGGGTCGCGCGCCGGGAAAGGACGCGAAGGTGACTCGGATTATGGGGTAAGTTGTCAAGTGTTGTCCACCTATTACGATCGGTCGATCTCTAGGTAAGACAGGTAAAAATGAGACCCCGCCAGGCTCGAGGTGACCCGTAGGACATCCCCGGTTTCTAGCACACAAGGGATGCCGTTAAAGACATCGAAGGTGCCGTTCACATCCAAGGAACGGTTCTTCTGCAAGTAGTATGTCGTGCCAGTGCCCGTATGGGCCACCGTAATAGCCGTGGTCCCCGCTCCGGTGTTCGTGACACGCAGGGAACGGACCACTGCCGAATTGGCCGTCGGGACGGTGTACAGAAGGGTTTCTGTAGCGGCGTTTGGGATCAGGTACTTTCTAAAATACTTGTTTGCCATGGTCGCCTCTACTGCGTCAAATCCCAAAACGCGATGGTCCCGTAACAGTCACCTGATGGGGTAGCAGAATCCACCGTGCGAATGGCTAAGGTCAGTACGTCACTCACTCCGGTTAAGGACACGCCAAGCTGCAACGCCCAGTTATAACCGGCAGGGTCAACCAAAGGTTGAATACCGCCCGAACCGCTTGACGACACATAGTCTGTTTGGACAAGGGTGCCGCCCGTCATAGCCGTGGCTGAAGTGTCCATCTGCACGTTAGCATCCGTAGATACCGCAGACCACGAAGCCCCAGTCAGGGTGCTATTGAAGAACAGCGCCACCTCGTAGGACTGACTGGTGATAGGCAGCACCTGCATACGACCCGGTAACACCACAGCTCCCAACGCGGTTGGAGCAAGGCGAATAGAAACGATTGGCAGGAAAGTTAGTCCGATGGTAGCCAACCTAGTCGTTCTACGCGCCAGATGGCTCGGTGAATATTGCTCATAGCCGCCTTCGGACACCACGTTAGCGCAGATGTGTTTCATGCTGGCACTGACACCAGCCGAGACATTCGTAATCTCGTAACGCACCGGCAGGATCGCCGTTGTCATGTAGACCGACGTTCTTTCGTTAGCGTTAGTAAACGTGTGGCAGACGATGTACTGCCCGTTGATGACGAACCCCGTCCGGACTGAGCCAACGCCCAGCCACTCGAAGTCACACCAAAATATCTGCGTCTTGGATGCATCGAGCGTGATACCGCTTGGGCCGGTACCGTCCAACTTGTCGCCGTTCCAGTCAGCCTGATTGACCGTGCGGACATCGCTAGGCGTACCCGGCGTTGGGATAGAGTTAGATCGCAGCACCATTGACTTCGTAGTGCCGCTAACTTGGAAGAACACACCGTTCTGGGTATTGAAGTATCCAACGCGCTGCCGGATGCCTGCCGTGGGCGTATTCATGGCAAACGTAGTCAGTACCAGCAGCCCCTTACCCGGCTGATACGACATCGAACGGAACGACTGGCGCACCACTTCTGAGCCGATGGTGGACGTTACCGACATCTGCACCGACGACTCGTCGCTCAGGAACGTGATTGACCCACCCGATGCCGTGCTCGTATCGAACTGATTGTCGGCAGCAAATCTCTGCTGTGAATCGAACAGGGTATAGGGCTCACTAACTCGCTGCCGACCAAACGCATCTAATGCGGTCGGTGGGAACGATATGGGTACAGGCACTCCGTTCATGTCTATGCTTCCTCCGCCATCCCCATACCACGCGTACGCGGTGTCCTTGTCCTCGGTGACAATCGGCGTGTAAGTGTTGTTAAGCTGAAAAATAACCTGCTCGAGCGATCGCACGAGCTGATCAAACTGCTCCGCGCTATACCCCCGCTGGGCCGCGTTTGGCAGACGGACATTGTTGATCTTGCTCATCTCAACCCGTCAGGTTGGATATCCACACGCATCGTGCCGAAGCGCCACCTGGTGTCGATGTCGCTGCTCTCAATCTGCAACGCAACCTGGCGCCCGCGCGCGCGGGTATCGACCTTCTGCGTACTCGGTTCGATGATATACGGATCGAGCGAACTCGGTGTCGCAGGGGCCTGTGGGTACAAGCGCAACAGCAAACGAACCGTAAGATTGCCTTCCTGGTTCTTGAAGTCCGGGATAAAGCGCTTCATGAAGAGCACCTGATCGCCATCGCCAATGTCAAAGTACCCTGACTTCACATACGCGAGGATCGGTTGGCCATCTCCGTTCGCGCCATTCTCCTGGTTAAAGATCCGTGAGCGGCCGGCCGTGAGCCCATTGATCGTGCTGATCGTCGCAGCAGTGCTGTCCGGGTCAAAGGTGGTCGCAAGCGGATTGGAATAGGTGCCAAGGTCCGCCCAGGCCGTACGAGGCATCGTGCCCACGGACCAGACCTGCTCGAGGTAGTTATAGGTGACAAAACGGTCGATGTAGTCGTTGTCCGCGGTGCAGTACCACCATGTCACTTCGTTGAACTGCGTGTTGATGCCGACATGCACTTTCTGTGCTTGCGTGAAGTTCAAATCCTTAAACACATAGTCCTGCACGGTGCACGGGAGCTTTTTCACCGTACCGTCGAACACGAAGAACGCGTCCTTGGCCATCCAATACGCCACGCCGTTTACATCCGCCGAGGCATGCGGACCAATCAGGCCGCAGTTCGCACCGAGCTGCTGGAAACCGAAGGTGTACGGCGGCCCAAGGTACTGCATGCCGTGAAGCGCCGTGTCCGTCCAGATCAGGATCTGCCCGCGTGAACGCAGTGCCGAAACAATGAAGTTTCCGTCTGTCAGACGCTGGCCGCCGGCGGTGTTCGTGGCCGTAGCGACGAAAGTGTTGATGTCTTCCTGATTGGAGAAGCGCACAAACATCGGATCCTGCGACGAAGGCGTACCAATCGTGCTTTCCGTGCCGAAACAGATCAGATGTCGATCCGGCGTCGATACCAATGCGTACTTACTCTTGGTTGGCGCGCCAGAAATAGCCGTTGCGCGTACACCAATGCCCGTGCTCGGCAGCCATTCGTAGATGCCGCCATCAACGAGCTGCATAATCAGGTTTTCGCCAAATGTATCGAACTGCCAGACGCTCGAGAAGAGTGCTATTGACGCTGACGGCGGCCGTGCGGTTCCCCAGGTGAGCAACCCCCACGTTCCCGTGCCCCAGCCAAAGTCGGCGTAGCTGACATCACTGCCGGTGTTGATCTGATAGGTCGCGGTCGCGGTGCCCGTGGCTGAGACCGTGGAAGTTGCGTTGACAGACGCCTGAATGACGTACTTGTTGGCACTTGTAACCGTGATGATTTCGTATTCGCCGTTCATCGTGGCGTTGGGAATGCCCCCCGGGTCGCCCGTGGTAGCCGAAATCGTCACAAAGTCGCCCATGATGGCCCCATGGCCACTGTCATTGACGCTAACGAGGTTGCTTCCGCTCGTCGTGTCGAAGGTCACACCCGTATTCGTATCCCGAATAGGCGTGATATCCGCCCAGGTGCCGCCGTAATAGACATACACCTTCTTGTTGGTGCCTACGACAACGTAGGGGGAACCGTCCAGGTCGTTCCAGGTGAAGATTTCGCTCGGTGCGCCAACAAGGTTGACGACATTTTCGCCAAACTGGTTCCATCCCCCGACTTTTTCGGGCAAACCATAGCGAAAACGGATGTAGTCGGAGTCGATCCAACCACCTTCCGCGCCGTATTCGGTGTTTTGTTTGTCTACACCGGGTTTGAGAAACAGTCTAAGGAGTGCCATACGCGCATCCTACTTGATTGGACCGCCCACGAGCCACGCATCGCACGTCCGATCTCCCGCACACTTGAAGTGAAAAAGCTCACAATAGCCAAGGTTAGCGGCTTCGACAACATCCGGGGCGTAGTTTTCGTGATCCATCGTCTCGTTGTAGTCGTGGATGCCCTTTTCAATGCAGGCAAGCATCTCCGGGGTCTGGATGAAGGCCGCGCAGTTGCCGCAGCGTGCCTTCTTGGCCTCCCGGACGGTCGTCTCCCACAGCTCTGCCTTCTTGTCCCAGAACGCCCGTGACTCGGATTCCGGGTTCAAGGGGCCGTAGCCGTACTCCTTGATGGCGTTGTTGCGGTTCTTCAGGTTGACATGGATATCCACCGTCGCCTCCGGGCAGCCCTTCTGGCCACGCTCGTACGACTTGCGGATCTCCTGCCCGATTGCGTCCTTCTTCACACTCGCCATGATGTCACCTGTACTGTGCCGTTTTGCGTGCGATCGACTTGGGCTGCTTGACGAACTGCTTGCCCTTGGCCTTTCCCTTGCGCTTGGCAGCGGTCGTGCGCGCGTACTCCTGCGGGGACAGCGCCTTGATGGCCGCTTCCGGCAGATAACGCTCACCCGTCTTGCTCGAGGGCTTGCCTGACTTAGTCCGCCACTTCTGGGAGGTCCAGTTCTTCAATGACTGTTGCGGTGCACGCATGGTTAATCTCGATACCCGCCGCCTGCGGCTTTATAACGCTTGGCAAGAAGCTGTGCTTTTCTCGCGGACCATTTTCCTGCGCCCGTGCCTTGGGTGTTCGCGGCCTTGATAGAACTAAAAAGGCGCTTGCGCATCTCGGGCTTCGTATAGTTGCCTGACGCGTTTACGCTGCTCTTGGCCTTTGCCTTGCGCTTCATCGTAGCGTTCCCCCCGCTGCCGCCGGCACGGTCGTCACCTGGATCGACACATGTTGTCGAAGATTCAACACCTGCCCACAATCGGAACAAGCGTCGGCTTCGAGTTCGGCTTCGTCCAGGTCATACCCGCAGGCCGCGCAGAGGACTTCGATCGCATGGGCGGGCTCGATGACTCCGAGATCCGTGGTCCGTGGTTCTAGCGTTATTTTCATGTAGCTCTCCGCTATCCAGGTTTGTCATCGCAAACTGATGATGTAGATCAAGCCGACAATCACGCTTACTGCCAAAAGCATCAAAAAGACAGTCATCATAATCAAAGTCAATTCTTCCTTATCGTCCTGCTTTTTCTTGAGTACCTTTGCGCTTTTGATGGCATCGTCAATCTCCTGCCTTGCGACTTGACTCTGAAAGCGGCACCAGTCGTCCCACAACCCTGGTCTACCTGCAATTAGCATCAAGTCCTTTAGTTCCTTCTCTTTAAGACGAACCTGCTCAAGTGCAAAAAACTCTTCTAGCGTGTTTCTTTTCTCTGCCGGTGCGCTACGAACCCTTTTTTCAAGTTTTGTTTTGTTGTTAAAGAAACTACCAATTTGCGCTCCGCACTCCGACAGCTCACGCCCGTTGCTTACAAAGCTTTTAATTACTGCATAAGCGGCGTTGATTGCGGCGAGTTCTGCAAGCATGGCCCTATGTCGCCGGTCGGCGCTCGAAGTGCGGTACGTCCTTGAACGACTTCCAGAAGCCGCCCCATGAGTTCTTCGGATTCAGGCTCTGCCAATACTCACCAACCGGGGTGAGCGCAGGGATGTCGTAGGTAAGTTTGCCGTCTTTGAAAAAGTTCAGGTCGATGGCGCATCGCTTGAGGTGGATGCTGTTCATCGTTTTGCTACGCCCAGTCTTGACGTAGATGGCCTGCTGCTCCGGGGTGCGTGCAAGTTCGCCGCCCGTGACGACG